GTCGAAAACTCTATTCAAAGGCGTTTCCGGGTGCTATTTTTAAGGAATCAAAGAGTACATGGGTGTTTCCTTCCGGTGCAACGGCATTATTCTCTTATGTGGATAAAGATAGTGACGTAACAAGGTATCAAGGACAAGCATTTACTTGGATTGGCATAGACGAACTGGGACACTATCCAACTCCCTATGTTTGGAACTACTTGCGGTCTCGTTTACGTAGTACGGACAAAAGCATAGAGACATACATGAGAGCATCATCAAATCCGGGTGGTGTAGGCGGATGGTGGATAAAGAAAATGTTTGTTGACCCCATACAACCGGGAAATTCATTTTATGCCACGGATATTGATACTGGTGATGTCTTAAAATTTGGAAGATATCATATAAATGCAGGTAAACCTCTGTTTCAAAGGAAATTCATACCTGCACGATTGACAGATAATCCATATCTGGCTGAATCAGGTGAGTATGAAGCGATGCTGTCATCTTTACCTGAAGTAGAGAGAAAAAGATTATTAGATGGTGATTGGGATGTTGCGGAAGGTGCGGCATTTCCAGAGTTCAGTAAAGTTATACACGTTATTGAACCTTACGAACTGCCTAACAACTGGATTAGAATACGGTCTGCGGACTATGGTTATTCTTCCCCTAGTTGCGTCCTTTGGGGTGCGGTGGATTGGGATGGAAACATAATCATATATAGAGAACTATATCAGAGTGGATTAACGGGTGAACAACTTGCGAATAGGATAAATGACTTAGAAGTTTATGACCCACCAATGCACACTTCGGTTCTTGATGCCAGTTGTTGGAGTAAATCAGGTATAGGCCCTAGTATTGCGGATAGTATTATACGTTCTGGAATACGGTTTGTACCATCAAATAGAGATAGAATTAGCGGTAAAGTGGAATTGCATAGGCGATTGTCTATTAGAGAAAAGACAGGAGAACCACAATTAAAAATATTTTCCAACTGTATTAACTTAATACGAACTTTACCAACTATCCCTTATGCAAAGAATAATGCAGAGGATGTTGATACCAAGGCTGATGACCATGCTTATGATGCGTTAAGATATATGGTAATGACAAGGCAGACGGGTGAACGGCAAAGAGCTAATTACAGGTTGAATAAATTAAAAGCAGAAACATACGAACCAGTGGACAGGATTTTTGGATATTAATATGGCGGATGAACAAAAAGCTATAGATTTTTTAACGGATAAAGCGAAAGATGCAGCTAAAGGATTAGCTGAAGAAAGTGAAGTATATCGTGTTGCTGAAAATATAGTTGAAGATAATAAAGCATTATTTGGAACTGTTAATGCTATTTTAAATAAGGAACTTGGTGTTTCATTTGATGTTGGTAAAGATAAAGAAGTTGGATTTATGTTAAGTCCTGAAGAGAAAAAAGCTGAATTGGGATTTAAAATGAAATTTGCTGAAGAGGGATTAGTTGGTCAATCTGGATTGGGATTTATATCAAGAGAAGGTTTAACAATAGATGAGGCAATTAAATTAGCAATAAAAGAAGTTCCTACGGAAGAAAAAGTATATAATACTGCAAGAAAACAATTAACTGAAATTTTTGATGAAATTTATGGAAAGCCCCTGAATAAAATTAAATTAACAGATATTGATGTTAAAACAGCAGCAAAATTTATTCAGGCAATGAATACTAAAGGTCATGGAGAAAAGACCATTGAAAAATTTGGAGCTTTATTTCAATATGGAACGGATGTTGAAGTTAATCCTATAGATAAAATTAAAAAAACAAAAGGTATGTATAGGAGTCTTTATCCTAGAGCAGAAGAGTTTACAGGAACATACTTACAAAGATGGGATAATAAAGCACATAAAGCGTATAAAAGTTTATTGGAATTTACTGATAATTTAAGTCCAACACTTGTTCCAAAATCAGTTAATGGTTCCTTAAATAGATTGATGAAAATTCAATTATTGACGGGAATACATACGGCTGACCTTGTACGATTACGTCCTACTGATTTTGATGAACAGGGATTTATTCGTTTTTTATCTGCTAAAAAAGGGCCATTGGGTGACCCCATTCCCATTTCCGATGAAGTTGTAAAATTAATAAAAGAACAATTAGCGGAAGTTAATACACTTAAAAATGGAGGAGTTAAAAATTTTGGTGGACGTATATTTGGACTTAAAGGTTCCAGTACTAATATAAATAACTTACAAAAAATAACTTCAGCAGAAGCAAAGGCATATAATGATTCATTTAATACCCAGTATAGGGCAAGTGGATTAAAGGATAAAATTAAAATTTATGATGGTTCCATTAAAGGTGAAAGAGCACTAACAATTAAGGATGCAAGAAGCTATCATGCAAATAAATTAAAACTTATAGGGGAAAGTGGCGTTGCCAATGAATCTTTAGGATGGACAAGAGGTAAAGATGAAGCATCTAGAATGTTTAAAGAAGTTTATTCACGAACAGCCGATGACCAACTTAAAGTAGATTTAACGCAAGAAAACTTTAAAAATTTAAAAACAGTTGTAAATAAAAAACAGAATAAAATTGCAGAATTAACTGGATATAAATTTACAAAAATAGACATATCAAAAGTTGCTAGTGAAGTTGATGAATTAAAAGGACAAGATTTAATACCGGATAAAATAAAACAACCTGTTGTTACAGAAGCACCAAAGCCTGTTGTTACAGAAACACCAAAACCTGTAGTTGAAGGAACAGAATTAAAAATAGAAAAAGTTGAAGAGCCACTTAAAAAAAGAAGACTTTTTAGTAAAGCAAAATTAGCTAATATTCTATCAAAGGGAAGTAAAGCGTTAAAAATAATGCTACCTCTGCAAATTGCAAATCAAATGCTTGGTGGTGAAGAAGGTTTATATAAAGATAGATTATTTGGAGTTTTTGCTCCTACAGTCAGTCAGGATGTTGAAGAGACAGTACAGTTAGGAAGAGATATTGGAAGTTTTGTACAAGGTAAATCACAGGATGAACAAATGAATGAATTAATGCCAGAAGAAACGGGTACTTTTGAACAGCAAGGTGGATTATAAAATACCACAATCCATAAAAGTTGGATACAGGGATTATAAATTAGAAAAATGGAAACAGACTGTTGCCAGTGCAAATGATGCACATGGGCAATTCTTTGCAAAAGAAGGTGTAATAGGTTACACGGAAGAAGAAAAAGGAGTTTCTCATGCTAATACAATTCTGCATGAGTTATTTCACGCCATCATCTATCAATGGCATATTGATTTAGATGAGAGAGTGGAAGAGACAGTTGTACACGGTTTAGCGAACGGTTTATCAACTGTATTTGTAGACAATCCGGAATTAATGGATTATTTAAAATTAAAAATAAAGGAGGGCTAAATGCCACAACCAATAATGACCAAATACAAGCAGGGTGACCTTGGTAAGCCCTATCCTAAAGTAAAGGATAAAAAAAATGTGAATTTATCAGCACACGGTGGAGAAGCTGATGTTGATATTGCCACTAAAGATTATCCAACCAAGAAAAACGACCACGTGCAATCTTCATTTTGGAAGAAAGCAAGTGAAAAAGATTATTAGGAGGAAAGAATGCCACAACCAATTATGAAAAAATACTCGCAAGGGGAACTTGGTGATGCTTATTCAAAAAAATCCAATCCAAAACCTGATGCCTATTCCACAAAGAAATGGAAACAGGGCGATTTAGGTGCGGAAAGCGGTTCTATTGGTAAGAAGAACAAAGGTGAAGGTCTCAAAGCGATAGGTGCAGACGATAAAAGCTTATCAAAATCATTTTAATACAGGAAAATAATGGCCATAGATAAAACAGATGCGGCCAAAGAGATAGATAATGCCGAAAACGTACCCGGCTTAGTTGCTCATGTTAAAAAGAAATTTACATCGGCTGAAGATGGAAAGAATGAAGACGAATCACGATGGCTAAAAGCTTATAAAAATTATCGTGGTATTTTTGATAGTACAACACAGTTTCGTTCTTCTGAAAAATCTAAAGTCTTTGTAAAGATAACAAAAGTAAAAGTTCTTTCTGCTTATGGTCAGATTGCAGATATATTATTTGCAAACAGTAAGTTTCCACTTTCTGTGGAATCTACACCTGTACCAGAAGGTGTGGCGGAATTTGCACATTTGCAAACACCACAATCGCCACCTACACAAGACCCTTATGGATTTAATGGTGATGGAAGAGTATTAGAACCGGGGGCAATGGAAGCGACACAACCTAATGCATTTTTAGGTGGTTTAGCAGAAAAGTTTGCAGGAGCAAATTTACAAGAAGGAGCAGCTAAAATGGGGGAACCCCAAATTAATCCTGCACAGGAAACTGCTCGTAAAATGGAGAAGATGATACATGACCAGTTACTTGACACTTCTGCTGTTAATGTATTAAGACACTCTATATTTGAATGTGCTTTACTAGGTACAGGAGTTATTAAGGGGCCGTTTAGTTATAATAAAACTGTTCATCAATGGATGGGAACAGGTGAAGAAAAAACGTATCAGCCATTTGATAAAGAAGTTCCAAAGATTGAAGCAGTTAGTTGTTGGGATTTTTTTCCAGACCCTGCGGCTACGAATATAGATGATTGTGAATATGTCATACAACGACATAGATTAAATAGGGAACAACTAAGAGACTTAATTAATAGACCTTATTTTGATGAAAAAGCAGTTTTAAAGGCATTAGAAATTGGGCCAAACTATGAAGAAAAATATTATGAACAAACTATTCATGGTGTTAACGACCCAACCTATGTAGATAATAGATACGAAGTTTATGAATATTGGGGCAATTGTGATGCCGCATTATGTGAAGAAATTGGAATGTCAGTTCCACAAGGAATGACTGACTTAAAATCCGTACAAGTTAATGTATGGGTTTGTGGTAATGAAGTTATTCGGGCAGTAATGAATCCATTTACTCCTGCTCGAATACCATATCAATCTTTTCCTTATGAGTTAAATCCATATCAATTCTTTGGAATTGGTGTAGCAGAAAATATGGAAGATGCTCAATTATTAATGAATGGTCATATTAGAATGGCGATTGATAATTTAGCACTTGCAGGAAATTTAGTATTTGATATTGATGAAACTCAATTAGTACCCGGACAAAGCATGGATATATTTCCGGGAAAAATATTCAGGCGACAGTCTGGAGTTACTGGTACGGCTGTAAACGGAATTAAGTTTCCCAATACAGCAGGTGAAAATGTTCAGATGTACGACAAGGCTAGGCAACTGGCTGACGAGGAAACAGGAATACCTTCTGTTGTACATGGTCAAACGGGAGTTACAGGTACTGGAAGAACAGCCGCAGGATTATCCATGATAATGTCTTCGGCAGGATTATCCATAAAAACTGTAATCAAAAATATAGATGATTATCTGTTAAAGCCTTTAGGGGAAGCATTTTTTCAATGGAACATGCAATTTGGTTCATCACCAGAAATTATTGGTGACTTAGAAATCAAGCCTAAAGGAACTTCAGCAGTAATGCAGAAGGAAGTTAGAACGCAAAGATTAACTACTCTACTGCAAACAGTATCAAACCCAATGTTAGCTCCATTTATAAAAATTCCAAACTTAATGAGGGAATTGGCAATAGCACAGGATATTGACCCGGAAAGTTTAGTGAATGATATGAATGAAGCGGCAATCTTTGCAGATATGTTAAGAGGATTAGCAAATGTTCAAGGCACAGGCCCAGAAGCTCAACCTACTGG